GCTCGATTTAAAGTTATATTTAAATCAGTTAAAGGCCTTCCTAAGGTGTTTAGTATAAAGAGTTTTGCTAAGTGGTATATAGATGTTGTTCATACTTTATGTATTGATAGACGTATATCTAGAATGATATTATCCAATATGAATTTTGAAAAGTTTTTATTATTTATACGTGATTTAGTTCGATTAACACGAGCTAATCCAAATGTTTTTGGAATGACACTTATTAGTCAAATTGATTATCAAAATGTAGATGCTTTTGAAGATTGTATTGGATCACTGTTATCATCAAATTTGTGGGGAACTTCTAATGAACGTTCTTCAACAAATTGCAATCTTCCACAGCTTCCACGTGAGAGAGCTTATCATAAACAACATAGATTGAGATCTTTAAGAAAGAAGCAACCTTATGAACGAAGTATGTTTAATAATATTCCCTTACAGAAAATGGTTGCTAATGATGAATTATACCCTCCAACGCAACCCGAAGGTGGTGGAATTGTAGCTGAGCAAAATGGTTTATTGGATGTTATTGAGAAGTTATCAAAATCTCAATTTAATAAAGAATTATTTGGATTTGTGAGTTCTGTGCATTTTACTACACTATTGATGTTGATGTCAGAGAAATTTGATTTATCACGAGCTTTTGATTTAATAAAGAATTGTTATACAACCTTTATTAATTCAGCAAATGATGTTAAAACTATGAAGAATTTATGGACAATGTTTTTCCATGAAGTTATACCTGCTTTATTAAATCAAGATCCTTTATTACTGACTCCTTCGGGAATTGGTGAAAAACTTGATATAATGAACCAGGCTTTAGCTGCTGGAAAAATTTTAGATACTGAAATGATGAGAGATGTATCAATTAGATGGTATTTACCTGATCGACGTGAAATTGTGCAAGAAGAGATATTTTCTGTGTTTTATGAAGTGTTAAAGGATATGTTAAGAATTACTGCAACCTCTATGGATAATAAGAAAGATAGTGTTATTTTTAAACAAATGAACACTAATCTGAATATTTTAGCTTTATCTATACAACAACAACTAAAATATGGTTTGAAACGTGTTACTCCATTTTGTGTAGGATTGTGGGGTTTACCAGGTGTTGGTAAAACTACAATGACAGATATGATTGCTAATACTTTACATGATATTTTACACATATCGAAGATAACTAATGAACATGGTGAATTGGTTGTGCCACAAGCTATACCAATAAATGATAGTCAAAAGTTTTTGGATAATATAAGTAATAATACAGAAATATTACTTTTTGATGATTTTGGAACTGCTTTACCAGATACAATTGCTGCTGGTGAGAATGCATATACAAATTTTATGAAGGTACAGGGTTCTGCTGTTTTCCCTATCCCTCGTTCATCTATTGAAAATAAACAGTCACAATTTTTTTAATAAATTAACTATTGTAACTTCAAATCAACCAGATTATGGTGCTAAATTTATGTTGAGAGATATGGATGCTTTTCATAGAAGAGTTCATATGAATCTTAATTTAAGAGGTAGTATTGATAATCCAGGGCAATTAGAAGCTACGATTGGTTATATAGATTTTGAAGATAGATGTGTTCGAAAGAATATTGAAGTTTTTGGTTTGACCAGAATTCTTCAATTTATCGAAGAAAAAGCTCGTGTTTATGTAGAAACACGTAACCAGCATATGTTGAGGGTGAGATCTCACATATGTAGACAGTGTAATCGAGTTAATTTATTATGTAATTGTGTTGAAGCCCATGCTGC